GATCACCGCGATCAAGGTGCAGTTCGTCATCCTCGCCGCGACAGCGGTTTCTCACGCAGCCGTCACGTTGAGGGCAGCCAAGCTGCTGCTCGCGCAGCCGCAGGCAGCCGGAACCGTGCTGCGCAGGGTGGTCATGGCGTTGCGGGCGGCGGCGGCGGCGGTTGCAAGGTTCACCGCCGCGCGGGTCGTGACATTGCGCGCAACCGCCAGCGCGGCCGGGTCGATCGTGGCGGCAGTGGTTCACCCGGTGGGGCTGATCGTGTTCAAGCTCGCCGCGCCGGTGGTGCGGTGGGTTACGGGGACCGTGACGAAGAACTGGCGGGCCGGATCGTGAGCATTTCAGTCGAGTGGACGACCGGGAACGTTTACACAGGCTGGTCGGCTGACGTGACACCAAATACGGAGTGGACTGTGGGTTTCGAGCAGATCGGGATTTCCCAGCTGTCCACCGAATACGTGGTCATCCCTGTGCAGGCCACGAAATCCGGCGCGGCGTACAACCCGACTGGCGACACGGTGCAGTTTGCTTTCATGCCAACCCCGACCGCCCTTCCGGGGGTGTCGGACTGGGTGGCGGGGTCGTGGGATACCGACACGTCGAATGTGATTTACCCGTATTCGGCGAAATGCCTGGTCGGTCCTTCCGGGGTGATAACACTGGGGACCGGGACGTATGTGATCTACCTGAAGATCACGGATAACCCGGAAATCCCGGTGCTGGTCGGCGGACAGCTGCAAATCACGTAGGAGAAGGAAACTTTTGGCTCGTGCCCGCGCTGTTGCTAATGCGCTGAAGTCTGTACCCGGGGGGGCGAGGTTCACTCCTGCCCCGCAGGCTTCCGGCATGGGCAGGATCAGCCCTGTCATGGCGCAGGCGATGTACAACAACCCGTACGAGAACCAGTACGGCCCGTTTCTCCCGCGTCCTTCCCGGACGTTCACGGACGGGGCTTTCTCTCCCGGTTCCCCGATCCAGCCGACCCCGGTTGACGTGCCGCCGCCGGGCGGCGAATACCCGGGTCCCCGCTGGTGGCAGTACCGGCAGTCGTGGAACCTCCCGACCCCGCCGGGCAGTGAAGGGCTGAAGCTCGCCAGTTTCGACCAGCTGCGTACTCTCGCGCAGAAGTATTCGGTCGCGCGGGCGTGCATTGAGCTGCGGCAGGAGGAAATCCGGTCGCTGGACTGGTCGGTGGGGCTGACCACCGACGCGGCGAAAGCGTACCGGGATGACCGGGCGTCGCTGAGAGATTTCGGGGAGCGGAAGAAGCTGTTCGAGCGGTTCTTCCGCCGCCCGGACCCGGATTTCTGGAATTTCGACTCGTTCCTCAACGCGATGCTTGAGGAAATCTTCGTGTTCGACGCGTTGACGGTGATTTTCCGGCCGAAGTTCGGCGCGTCGTTCGGGATGGGCGGCCGGGGGCTGCTGGGGAGTGACCTTGATTCGCTTCGGCTTGTCTCGGGTCCGACGATCCGCCCTTTGCTGGATCTTCAGGGTGGGACGCCGGCCCCGCCGTCGCCGGCGTATCAGCAGTTCCTCTTCGGGGTCCCGAGGAGCGACTACCTGTCGGTGATCCGTGGTACGGATATTGACGACGCGGGGCTTCTCGGCGCTGAGGTGAACGAGTTCAACGCGGACATCATGCTGTACGCCCCTTACTGGCGTTCAAGGGAGACCCCGTATGGTTTCCCGCCGGTTGAAAGGGCTTTGCTGCCGATTATCTCGGGGTTGCAGAAGCAGGAATTCCAGCTTGACTATTTCAGCGAGGGAACGGTTCCCGCTGTGTATATCTCGCCGGGGGACCCGAACATCACCCCGACGCAGATCGGGGAATTGCAGTCGGCGTTGAACAGTCTCGCCGGGGATCCCGCGTATCACCTGAAGGTGGTTGTGCTGCCGCCCGGTTCGAAGGTGGAGCCGCAGCGTCCTGTTGACCTTTCCGACTCGTTTGACTTCCTGGTGATGAACCAGGTGTGCATGGCTTTCGATGTGCAGCCGCAGGAGCTGGGGATCATCCCGGATGTGGGCGCGACGCAGACGGGTCCTTCGGCGTCTGGTATCCGTTTCGCCGGGGTGGAAGCCCGGGATATCAAGAACCGCAAGTCGACTAAGCCGCTGCTGAAGTTCATCTGCGATATTTTCAACACGGTCATCCAGGACATCTGCGGCCAGTGGGACATGCAGTTCCAGTTCGAAGGCCTGGTCGATGACGAGGACAAGCAGGCTATTACCACGCTGGGTGTCGAGCAGGTCCAGAATGGTATTTCGTCTATTGACGAGATCCGGGAGCGGCTTGACCTGCCGCCGTGGGGTTTGCAGGAGACGTCCGAGCCGGTTGTTTTCACTGCGCAGGGCCCGGTGCCTTTCTCGATGGCGCCGCAGCTGATTCTCGCGGCGACGCAGGGTATGGCGGGGAACAATTCCTCGTCGTCTTCTTCGGGGAAGAAGAGGGGTTCCCAGGGGACGAATTCGGGTCAGAACAGTTCGCATCGGACGATTCAGCCTTCTGTGCGCCGGGGCGGGCAGACCAAGCCGAATGGTTCTCACCCCGCGCCGGTTGCGCCGCATCGCGAGTCGCTGTCCGGCGCGCATGCCGCAGCCGCCGGCGCGGTGCAGTCCCCGACCCCCCGTACGGGCGGTTCCACGTCCCGCAGTTCGGTTGCGGGGTCGCGGAAGAAAGCGGCAGCGTCGGAGCTGGACGCGCTGCGCCGGCACCTGCGGAAAGGCCGGGAGATCTCCTCCTGGGATCCGATCCACATCACCAACGGCACCCTCGCCCGCATCGCCGAGGACCTGGCTAAGGGCGTCCTGCTGGATATCGCGGTGGAACGGGCTGCTGCCATCGCGGAGAAAGACGACTCCCCGTACGAATGGGAGATCTTCGAAGACGAGGGGCACGACTGCGCCGAATGGTTCAAGGCCGCCGGGTCGGACGTGATCATGCCGGTCTCGGAGATGGTCGCGAAGCAGACGCAGTGGCCGGGCTGGGAGCATGATCTCGGGCTGGTCGGGGCTTATACGGGGATTATCTCGCAGGCGTTCCAGGACGCGGAGATCAAGGGGCAGCAGATCCGCAAGGACGTCGCGATGGGCCGCATGTACGCGACCGCTGGGACGATGCTGGGGCTGATTTCCGACGCGGCGAGGGACATCCTGGGCGACGCGATGAACCCGCTGTGGTCGAAGGCGTGGAACCTGGGCTATGCGAGCGCTCAGAGCCTCGTCACGGGCTCCCCGGCGGACTTTAAGGCTGACTACTCGGGTGAGGCGCTGGAGGGCTTCCTGGGCTCTCAGGGACGCCACTGGACTGAAGAGGTGGCGCGTACCGGGCTGGGGAATTCCGAATCCCGGTCGAAGATGATCGCCCGAACTGAGGTGTCCCGCGCGATGGTCGCAGGAGCCATCCAGGCGTACCGCGACAACGGCGTGTCCCACAAGGAGCTGCTGATCGCGCCGGACGACACGTGCGAGGAATGCCTGACCGCGAAAGCGCAGGGTGTCATCCCGCTGGATGACACGTTCGGCGTGGTCGGGGAGGACCCGGACGCGCCGTTCCACCCGAACTGCCGGTGCGTCCCCGCCCCCGCCGGGTTCAACGTCGAACCTCCCGAAGGGCACCTGGGGAAATCCGAAGGCATCGAAGACGAGCACCGTCTCGGCTGGCTGCTGCTGCGCGCCCGGGACCCGGAAGGGAAATACCGGTTCCTGCTCCAGCAGCACCACGACGGGTCGTGGGGGATGCCCGGCGGGAAACTCCACATCGGGGAAGACCCGTGGGAAGGCGCACAGCGGGAAGTCACCGAAGAAGTCGGGGACCTGCCCCCCCTGTACTGCGCGAAGACATTCCACCACGTGGAGGATGACGGCGAGACGCAGGTGTTCCTGTACCTGTGCGACGTGCCGTACTTCATCCCCGCCCACAACGGGGACACCCCGGAGGAAACCCGGGGCGCGGCGTGGTTCAGGAAGAAGGAAATCGAGTTCCTCACCCTGACCCCGAAGTTCGCTGAGGACTGGGAGCGGGGCATTTCCCTCCGGGATCATGTCACTAAGACGCAGCGGATCGTGACAGTTGAGGGGGAGATCCTCAACGCGGACGACCCGGACCGTCACGGCGCTCGGCTGGGAGCCCGGTGGCCCTACCCGCGCAGGAGCCCGGACGGCGGGGAAACCCGCGAATGGCCGGACGCCGGGCCGGGAGCGCAGGCGGGTGAAATGGGCGCTGCCGAGCCGCCGCATCAAGGCCCGCAGGAACTGTCGTCTCAGCCGCACACCAGGCTGTACCCGCGTGGCAGCGAGGATGACAAGTTCCCCCGCAGGCGCGGGAAGCTCCCCCCGGCGTCCCGGTTCCCCTCGAATGAGGACGGGCAGTGGCCGCAGGGCGGGCACAGCGACAGCCCCGTGCCCCGCGCCGCCGGAGTCCCGAAAGGGAACCTGGGCCGGTCGGGCATGTCGATCCCGCGTATCCACCCGGGGATGGGGCAGTCGCTGTCCGGCGGGCCGGTCCCGGCAGTGACCCCGCACCCGTACGAGCCGCACGCGGTCGCTCCGGTGACGATGGCACCGGACGCGAACGAGCACCTGTGGGGCGAGCCGGGAGACTCCCCGGTGCACCATATCCTCCCCGTGCACATCAAGGGCGCGCAGCATGTCACGGACGCCAACCCGGTGGAATGGCGGCACGTGTACGCGCAGATGGAATCCAACTTCCCGTCTGACGCGATCGAATGGGTGAAACGGGCACGGTGGATCGGCCCGGTTAACGTGCCGTGGTCCCGCGTTGACGACGACGATATCGACAAGTGGGCGGCGTCGCATCAGCCGGGGAAAGTGAACGAGTTCGTCCGG